GAAGCTGCTTCAGGCTCTATCTTTAAAGGTGGATGGAGACCCTTCATTGGATGGGTATGCGGTATAGCGTTTGCATATCACTTTGTTTTACAGCCGCTGATTATCTTCGGTGTCAGTGTTGCTGGCATAGATGTTCCAGAACTACCAGAGTTTGACATGTCAACACTTCTTACGGTTCTTGGTGGACTACTAGGATTAGGAACATTACGCACCTATGAAAAATCAAAAGGCTTATCCAAGTGAGTTCCAAACAAATACTAGAGTGGAAAATTATTCCACGTTTTATGATGCTAGTAATAACTCTAATGAGTTGGCGTTGTGCGGAGTGGTTTATGAACTTGGAAGACCCGACAGCACCACAGTCAGCCTTTGTAAGCGTTGTGATGGGTGCTATGACAGGTGCATTCGGAATTTGGATGGGCGGCGAGAGCAGAAAAGTTTAACTAATGAAATACGATAAAAGCATATTCATACAAAAACTAATTGAGCATGAAGGCTTAGTGTTGCAAGTTTATAAAGATAGCTTGGGCATTGACACTATTGGAATTGGTAGAAACCTAGAAGACCGTGGCATCAGTGACGAAGAACTGGAAGACATGGGCATTGCCAGCATTGACCACGTGTATTCATTTGGCATTACAGAAGCAGATGCCATACTTCTAGCAGAGAATGACGTACAGATTGTTGAGAAAGAACTGCTGGATGCCCATCCTTGCATCGCAGAATTAGACGCTGTACGTCAACTTGTACTCATGGACATGGCATTTAATATGGGTGTGCCTCGTCTGTGTAAGTTTAAAAAGATGTGGGCTGCTATACACGATAATAATTTTACAGTTGCATCAAAAGAAATGCTTGACAGCAGGTGGGCAAGTCAGGTAAAATCACGTAGTACAAAATTAGCACACGCTATGTATTCAGGAGAAATGAAATGAAACTATGTAAAGGTTGTAAAACCCCTACTAAATGCAAGAAGGCAAAGGCTTGCTTGAAAAAAGGTAAGTAAATGGCTAGAGAGTTAAATGAAAAACAGCAGTTATTTTTAGACGTACTGTTTGACGAAGCAGGTGGTGACATGGTTGCCGCTAAGAAACTTGCTGGTTATTCTGACGGTACGCCTACGACCTCTATTGTAAAAGGTTTGAAAGAAGAGATTCTTGAAGCCACTCAAATGTACATGGCACGTAATGCGCCAAAGGCTGCACTTGCTATGACAGGTGCGCTGTACGACCCAACTGAACTGGGTATTCGTGATAAGATGGCTGCTGCTAAAGAACTGCTTGACCGTGTAGGTTTGGTAAAAACAGAAAAGATGGAAGTTAAAACAAGTGGCGGTGTTATGCTTATGCCACCTAAAGCTGTAGCAGAAGAAGACGATGAGTAGAAGTATAGGCAAATGGAAACTTCCACAGCCGACAGATATTAAAGAAGAAAACGAATGGGTACAGATACCACGCATAGCACGGACTGTACCATTTGGTTACAAGTTAAATGAAGAAGACCCTGACCTTCTTGACCCCATTAAACTAGAACTTGACTTACTTGAAAAGGCAAGACAACACGTTAATCAGTATTCTTATCGTGAAGTAGCAAACTGGTTAAGTAAAAATAGCGGCAGATACATATCGCATGTGGGATTAAGGAAACGGTTGAGTCATGAACGACAGCGTAAGAACCAAGCTGCAAGCCTCGTTAAATGGGCAGAGTATGCGAAAAAGGCAATCGCCAAAGCGGAAGCCCTCAAGGAAGAAAGAACAGGCGCAAAAGCCAGCGGTTAATATACAAGAAGTTTCATATGAAACACAGCAGTATGAAACTGCTAAAATTGAAGAGACAGCAAATATACTCTTCAAGCCTAACCCCGGACCACAGACAGAATTTCTTGCCGCATCAGAACGTGAAGTTCTCTACGGCGGCAGTGCAGGGGGCGGTAAGTCATACGCCATGCTTGCTGACCCACTTCGATATATGGGGCATCCACAGTTTAGTGGATTGATGTTACGACATACAACTGAAGAACTGCGAGAACTTATATTTAAATCGCAGGAGTTGTACCCAAAAATCTGGCCCGGTATTAAGTGGTCAGAACGAAAGATGCAGTGGACTGCACCATCTGGCGCAAGGTTGTGGATGTCTTATCTGGATAGAGATGAAGATGTCTTGCGTTATCAGGGTCTGGCATTTAGCTGGATAGGGTTTGACGAATTAACACAGTGGTCCACACCCTACGCATGGAACTATATGCGTTCTCGTCTAAGGTCCACTGCACCAGACTTGCCAATCTTTATGAGGGCAACAACTAACCCCGGTGGCCGGGGACATCATTGGGTCAAGAAAATGTTCATTGACCCTGCCCCATATGGAAAGGCATTCGATGCGACAGACATTGAAACAGCAGAGGTGTTACGATACCCAGCTGGACATGAGAAAGCTGGAAAGTCTTTATTTAAAAGACGCTTTATCCCTGCAAGACTATCTGATAACCCATACCTCTCTTCGGGCGGTGATTACGAAGCCATGCTTCTCTCCCTACCAGAGCAACAGCGTAGGCAGCTTCTGGAAGGCGATTGGGATATTAAAGAAGGAGCAGCTTTTACTGAGTTCAATCGTGATATTCATGTTATTGAACCTTTTCACATCCCTAGTAACTGGGTTAAGTTTAGGGCTTGTGATTATGGCTACGGGTCTTTTTCTGGCGTACTTTGGTTTGCAGTCGCACCTTCAGAACAACTTATCGTCTACAGAGAACTTTACGTATCAAAGATACTTGCAACAGACTTGGCTGAAATAATATTAGATTTGGAGGCAGCAGATGGCAACATCAAGTACGGGGTTCTTGATTCTTCTCTTTGGCATAAGCGTGGGGATACTGGTCCTAGCCTTGCTGAACAAATGATTCAAAGAGGATGTCGTTGGAGACCCTCAGATAGAAGTAAAGGTAGCCGTGTAGCAGGTAAAAATGAAATACACCGTAGACTACAGGTAGATGAATACACAGAGGAACCAAGACTTGTCTTCTTTAATAATTGCACGAACATTGTCGCACAGTTACCGTCCTTGCCCATTGACAAAAAGAATCCAGAGGACATTGATACGCATTCAGAAGACCACTTGTATGATGCGCTAAGATATGGTATAATGTCAAGACCAAGGTTTAGTATATTTGATTATGACCCCATGGGAAGACCGGGCGGCGGAATGCGAGTAGCAGATTCAACATTTGGATACTAAGGATTAGCAAATGGCAGATGATGATATAATGATTGAAGACGATGCTATCTCATTAGAGGATACAGATAATGCTGTAGAAACTGATGTAGAAGTATCTAAGATTGTACCAATCATTCTTGAAAAATATAGACGTGCAGAAGACTATCGCTACCAAGATGAAGAGCGTTGGTTAAAAGCATATCGTAACTATCGTGGTCTGTATGGTCCAGATGTACAGTTTACAGAAGCTGAAAAGTCTCGTGTTTTTATTAAAGTTACAAAAACAAAAACACTTGCTGCGTATGGTCAGATTGTAGATGTTTTATTTGCTAACAATAAATTTCCCCTTTCTATTGAACCTACAGAATTACCAGAAGGTGTAGAAGGTGATGTACATTTTGACCCACAAGCACCTGACCAAGCTATGCAAGAAATGCAAAGCCCTTATGGTTACAAAGGTGATGGACAAGAATTACCTGCTGGGGCAACTGCTAAAACATTAATAGAGCGTCTTGGGTCACTTGCAAATAAACTTCGTCCTGTTGAAGACAAGCTGCAAAAAGGTCCGGGTACTACACCTACAGCAGTTACGTTTAGTCCAGCAATGGTTGCTGCTAAAAGGATGCAGCAAAAAATTCATGACCAGTTAGAAGAATCAAGTGCCAATAAATATTTGCGTAGCACTGCATTTGAAATGGCATTGTTTGGTACTGGCGTTATGAAAGGTCCGTTTGCTGTTGATAAAGAATATCCTAATTGGGATGATGCTGGTGAATACAATCCAGTAATTAAAACTGTTCCACAAATTTCTCATGTATCTGTCTGGAACTTTTATCCAGACCCAGATGCAAACAATATGGATGAAGCACAGTTTGTAATTGAACGTCATAAGATGTCACGTTCACAATTACGTAATTTAAAAAGACGACCCTACTTCCGTAGCAAAGTAATTGACCAAGTTATTATTATGGGAGAGAATTACAATAAGAAGTATTGGGAAGATGATTTAGAAGACTATGCACCAGAACATGGCATTGACCGTTTTGAAGTCCTTGAGTATTGGGGCATGGTTGATGTTTCTATGCTTAAAGAACAAGGCGTAGCTATTCCAAAAGAAATGGAAGACTATGACGAATTACAAGCTAATGTATGGATTTGTAATGACCGTTTAATTCGTATGGTATTAAATCCCTTTAAGCCAGCACGTATTCCTTATCATGCTGCTCCATATGAATTGAATCCATATTCATTCTTTGGCATTGGTATTGCTGAAAATATGGACGATACGCA